CGCTTAGTGCTGAATTCACTATCGGCGAAGGTGAGTTGATGGCTCATGATGTCCCTCTGGGATGCGCTCCGGATGAATATGATGATCTCATATCAGGAACTTGTTCGCACCTTCCCTATAGCTTTCGCAGATTGCATCTTCAATGATGAGCGCAGAGATTCAGGTAACCTCAGTTATTCTGGGTTGTCGAGGGTGTACTCTTTGAACCTGATGACCTCCATGCCGAGCCAGTCGTTTACCTCCCTGAACCTGTCCTGTAGCGGCGACAGCTCATTGCGCACAAATACCTTTGCCACCTTCTCAACGTCACCGAGCGAGCCGATATTCTCGGGCTTACCGCCCATTAGCTGGAACGGTACGCGGTGCGCATCCATCAGGTCGGCGGCACTGGCTTTCTTGATATTGAAAAAGTCATCCTTTGTGGCGACCTCGCTCAGTGGCACGATTTTGATGCCGTCCGGTTTTCCGCCGGGGGCGTAGAAAAACAGGTTCTTAAAGTTGCCGAGCCCTTTCGAGTTGCGCATCGCCTCGCGTAGTGATTCGACGTCGGTCGCGCTCTGCGCCGGGTCGGTCACATACATGATGTAACCCGCGTGCGCGCCGTTCTGGTAATACTTGCGGCGGAACAGCGTTGCGGATTCATTCAGCCAGGCAGAATTAAGCGCGCTGAGATATTCCGGCAGGCCGTAAATCTCCTGATTAATGTCAGGCTCCAGCAGATGAAACACGGTATCAGGCGCGAACTCATGCGGCTGAGTAAAGTTTTCCACAAACCAGAAAATCGAATCATCAACCCCACGACGGGTGTATTTGGCCGGTGAGGTCAGTAGCTTGATTAGCTGGCCGGTGACGCTGTGGCGTTGCTCAAGAAAGGCGTTGCCGAAGACCAGATAGTCGAGCGCAAAACGGCTGAAATCCTGACGGGACAGCAGCGGGTGCGGAATGTAGGTGCTCGCGAGTACGTTGCGTTTAACGTAAATCGGTGAGCTGTGATGCACGGCAGAGCGCAGGCTCTTTGCCAGCCCGGAAAAGCTGACCGGCGGCTCGTACCATTTGCCGTTACTGATGCACTCGACATAATCTAGAATGTCGCGCTTATCGAGCACCGGAACTGGCTCACCGAAGGTGAACGCTTCCATTTTTTGCGGTGCGCTGGCTTTCAGTTGCTGTGGTGCGCGTGTTTTCTGCGCGGCGGCTTTGCGGGATTTTTGCTTACCCATTTTAGTTGAACTCCAGAATTGATTTAGGCTGCATGCCGCTACCGGCAGAAAGCGGTTCGTTTAACAGGGCGTGCATGGTCGCCCATGCGATATCGGCGTGACTGGCTTCCTCGGTGCGACTGGCCTCATAGGTGGCGCTGCGCCCGCTGCTGGTCATGGTTTTGCGAATCGACATAAACGACTGTGTGACGTCGGTTGCCCCGGCGTCGTACTCCAGACAGCCACGGCGAATGGTGTCTTTCGCCTTGAGCACCATCGCGGTTTTCATTTCAGGTGTGTAACGGATGCCGCGTGCCGCCGGGTAGAATGAGCGCACCAACTGGAATACGCCGAGACCGAGGCCGGTTGCGTCAATGCCGATGTATTCGACGTTGTATTTCTCGGTCAGCTTGCGGATGCCCTCTGCCTGCGCGGCAAAGTCCATGCCCTTCCACTGGTGGCGCTCCAGCATGCGAAACTTGCCACCCGAGACCACCGGCGGCGCGAGCACGACGCACCCGGCACTGTCGCCAGTGTGCGACGGGTCGTAGCCAATCCAGACCGGGCGAGAGCCGAAAGGATGGTCGGCGAACGGGGCAAAATCCTCCCATTCTTCCATCACATCGACCATGCAGCGCTGCAGCTCCTCGAACGGGAAGACCGATGCCTTATCGTCGACAAACTCGCACATAAACAGGTTTTTAAAATCATCATCACTGTTTTCGCGTTTGAGCTGGTCGAGGTCGAACAGGGTGCAGCCCCCGGTAAGGGCGTCCTCAATGGTGACAATCTGCCTCCACTGACCATCGTCGCAGAGTTGACCACCGGCGAGCGCGCGGTGACTGATGTCGATTTCGATGCGGTCAGCGGCACTGGCGCGCCCCTTGTTGAACAGCTCACCCGACCAGAAGGGGTAAGCCCCGTGCGCCAGCGTTGAGGGCGTCGAAAAGTAGGTTGAGCGCAGGTGCTTCTGCGATGCCATGCCCGAGGCGACTTTGCGCAGTTTCTGAAAGTTCGGGATCCAGAATATTTCATCGACATACAGGTCGCCGTTATGGCTCTGCGCGGTGTTGGAATTGGTACCGAGAAAAATCAGTTTTGCGCCGTTGTTACCGATGACAATCGGGTCGCCGGTCAGGTCAACGTCGACCAGTCGCGCAAACTGGATGATGTATTCGCGGAACACGTAAGCCTGCGTTTTACTGGCTGATAAAAATATCTGGTTATGGCCGGTCTTGAGCGCGCGCAGCAGTGCCTCGCGGGAGAAATAGAACGTCGCGCCAATCTGGCGGGATTTGAGAATGTCGCGAATACGGTGCGCCAGTCCTGCGCGGTACCACTGCAACTGGTACTCGAAAGACTGGTCGAAAAATAGCTCCTCCAGTTTCTCGATAGCCTCGTCGCTGAAAAAATTCTTTTTCGGCTTTTTGCGCTCCCCTTTGTTGCGGTTGGCGACGTTGGGGTTAAGGTCGGCCTCGTTGCCGGTCTGGCTATAGCGGTTGACGCGCGCCAGCCGTTCAATCTGCCGTCCGAGCAGGTCAATCTCTTTGAAATCGCCGCCTGTCTTTTGCGGCTTGGCGATGAGCTGAATCAGCCTGGCCTCAAGGCTGCTTTCAACGCGGGAAATCGGCGCGATGCCGTCCCAGCCGTCGCGCTGCTTCCAGCTCTGCACGGTCGGGCGCTTGACCTGCAGCATTTCGGCAATCTGTGGCACGGAAAACCCCTGCCAGTAAAGCAGCGATGCCTGTCGTCGCGGGTCATGCAACAAGGTTGTATCGGTGGAAATGGTCATTGATGCCTCGCCGTAGTGGATTCAGGGCAAGGCTACTTAATGGCCGTCAGTGATTCGCTAAGGTGCTGTTGTGTGGGCGATTGTCCAGCCGTCGTTAGTGGTCTGGTGTGCCCGGAGTCTGGAAACTGGCGTTGACCAGTAACCCTAACCTCAGGACTCCTGACAATGGCAAAAAAAGTCTCAAAATTCTTTCGCATCGGCGTCGAGGGTGATACCTGCGACGGGCGCATTATCAGCGGTAACGACATTCAGGAAATGGCTGAGTCGTTTGACCCGCGCGTCTATGGTTGCCGCATCAACCTTGAGCATATTCGCGGTCTCTTCCCTGACGGCGACTTTAAGCGCCTGGGTGATGTGGTTGAGCTGAAAGCCGAGAAGATTGACGACGACTCTGCGCTTAACGGCAAATGGGCGTTGTTCGCTAAAATCACCCCGACCGACGACCTGATTGCAATGAATAAAAAATTGCAGAAGGTCTACACCTCAATGGAAATTCAGCCGAATTTTGCCAATACCGGCAAATGCTATCTCGTTGGTCTGGCCGTGACCGATGACCCGGCAAGCCTCGGCACCGAATACCTCGAATTCTGTCGCAACGCAAAAAACAACCCGCTTAACCGCTTTAAGGCTAACCCTGAAAACCTGATTTCAGCGGCAACGCTTGCGGAGCTTGAGTTTGAAGACCAGCCGGAAACGGTATTTACCGCACTGACTGATAAGGTGAAAGCCATTTTCAGCCGTAAACAGGTCAGCGACGATGCGCGCATGAATGATGTGCATGAAGCGGTGACCGCCGTCAGCGAGCATGTGCAGACCAACCTCACTGCGCAGGATAAGCGCCTTTCCGATATGGAAACCGCGCTTGCCACCTTCAAACAGGAACTGACCGGCAAGGTTGAAGAAACCAGCCAGGCATTTTCCGCCCTGAAAACCACCCTCGATAAAACAGAAAGTTTCAGCCAGCCGCGACGCACGAAAGCCAGCGGCGGTGGTGGCGATGAGCTGCTGACCGACTGCTGATAAACCGCAGACCAGAAACCGGGCGGCAACCCCGCCCGATGCAGTGACTAACCGATAAATTCAAACAGGAAATACTATGCGCCCGGAAACCCGTTTTAAGTTCAATGCCTATCTGACCCGCGTCGCTGAGCTGAACGGCATCAGCACTGATGATGTCAGTAAAAAATTCACCGTCGAGCCGTCCGTCACGCAAACGCTGATGAACAAAGTGCAGGAGTCATCTGCGTTTCTGCAGACGATTAATATCCTGCCGGTCACAGAAATGAAGGGTGAGAAAATCGGCGTTGGTGTGACCGGTACTATCGCCAGCACGACCGACACCTCGGGTGATGATGAGCGTAAGACCGCAGACTTTACCGCACTTGAGTCCAACAAGTACGAGTGCGACCAGATTAACTTTGACTTCCATCTGAAATATAAAACCCTCGACCTGTGGGCGCGTTTTCAGGACTTCCAGCGCCGCATCCGTGACGCCATCGTCAAGCGTCAGGCGCTCGATTTCATCATGGCCGGTTTTAACGGTACCACCCGCGCAGCCACCTCTGACCGCACCAAAAATCCGATGCTGCAGGATGTGGCCGTCGGCTGGCTGCAGAAATACCGCAATGAAGCCCCGACGCGCGTGATGAGCAACATCACCGACGCTGACGGTAAGGTCGTTTCAGCAGTGATTCGTGTCGGTCGAAACGGTGACTATGAGAACCTCGACGCGCTGGTGATGGATGCGACCAACAACCTGATTGACGAGGTTTATCAGGATGACCCGAAACTCGTTGCCATCGTTGGCCGTAAGCTGCTGGCCGACAAATATTTCCCGCTGGTGAACAAGCCGCAGGAAAACAGCGAAGCGCTCGCGGCAGATATCATCATCAGCCAGAAGCGAATCGGCAACCTGCCTGCTGTGCGTGTGCCGTACTTCCCGGCGAATGCCGTGTTAGTGACCACGCTGGAAAACCTCTCTATCTATTTCATGGATGAGAGCCACCGCCGCAGCATTGACGAAAACCCGAAAAAAGACCGTGTGGAAAACTACGAGTCGATGAATATCGACTATGTGGTCGAGGCGTATGCCGCGGGGTGCCTGCTGGAAAACATCACCCTGGGCGATTTCACCGCACCTGCAGCACCGGAAAGCGGAGCCTAAACCATGACGAGCCCCGCACAGCGTCACATGATGCGGGTCTCGGCCTCTCAAGCCGCGCAGCGGGAGCAAGCCCCGCTGCGCCATGCAACCGCCTATGAGCAGATGCTGGTTAAGCTGGCCGATGACCGTCGCACGTTAAAAAACATCCGTTCAAACGAACGTAAAGCCGAGAAAAAGCGCGAGTTGTTGCCGTTCTATGCGCCGTGGGTCGCCGGTGTGCTGGCTGATGGCCGTGGTGCGCAGGATGACATTGTCATGACCGTCATGCTGTGGCGTCTCGATGCCGGTGATATCACTGGCGCGCTGGAAATTGCCCCCTACGCGCTGAAATACGGCCTCACCTCTGACCATCGCCGCACAACACCTTACATGCTGGTTGAGGAGGTGGCACTTGCCTCGCAGCGTCTGCGCGATGCCGGTGAGTCTGTCGACCTTTCCTGGCTGCAGACCACTATCGACCTGACCGACGGCGCTGACGTTCCCGATATGGTGCGCGCCCGTCTGCATAAGGTGACTGGCCTGACCCTGCGTGATGCCGGTATGAATGCCGAGGCGCTGGCGCAGTTTCAGCGCGCGATGCAGCTCGACCGCAATGCCGGTGTGCGCAAGGAGATTGAGCGACTGGAACGGGCATTGAAGCCAAAGCCAGAGGCCGCACCCCGTAAAACGACTAAACCGCGCACGCGCAAACCTGCCACCAGACCGGCAGCAAAGCGCGGGCGTCCACCAAAGGCGGCAAAACCGCCGGTTAACTGAACGCTCCCCGAGCCGGGCGGCACGCCGGTCAAAGCAGGCAAAGACCTGACGGAGACCGGCGTCCACCGCCCAACCTGATGAGGTTGTCATGACGACAGTGATACTGAACCAGCCCGATGAACCGCAGGACGTACCGGGCGTGGTGATTCCCGCACCGGAGACGGGCGGTGCAGTGATTAAAAACACGTTCTTTTTCCCTGATGTGGATCCGAAGCGCGTGCGCGAACTGATGCGCCTTGAGCAGACGGTTTCCGATGCGCGCCTGCGCAATGCCATCAAGACCGGCATGGCCGAGACCAATGCGGAGCTTTACGACTACCGGCTGCGCCAGACTGCCGCCGGGTTTAAGCAACTGGCCGACGTGCCTGCCGAGGAAATCGACGGCGAGAATGTGCGCGTTTTCCACTACCTCAGCGCCGTGACGGCGATGGCGACCGCCACCCTGTATGAGCGTTATCGCGGCGTTGAGGCCACCGGCAAGGGTGACAAAAAAGCCGACAGTGTGGAAACCACCATTGATGACCTGTGGCGGGATATGCGCTGGTCAGTTGCGCGTCTGCAGGACAAGCCGCGCTGCATAGTGGGTCAGCTCTGATGAAAGTCAGGGCAATGCAGGGCGACACCCTCGATGCGATTTGCGCCCGGTATTACGGGCGCACTGAGGGCGTGGTCGAGACGGTGCTGCAGGCTAATCCGGGTCTGTCTGAGCTGGGAGTCATTCTGCCGCATGGTACCGAGATTGACCTGCCCGATGTGCCGTCTTCACCAGTAACTAACACTATCAATCTTTGGGAGTAAACCATGACAGAAGGGGAAAAAGGCGTCCTGTCACTGTTTGTGATTGGCGTGATGATTGTTGTCGGGAAAGTGCTGGCGGGTGGTGAGCCCATCACCCCGCGCCTGTTTGTCGGACGCATGCTGCTCGGCGGTTTCGTTTCGATGGTCGCCGGTGTTGTTCTGGTGCAGTTTCCTGATATGTCACTGCCTGCCGTGTGCGGGATTGGATCCATGCTCGGCATTGCCGGTTATCAGGTGGTGGAAATCGCCATACAGCGCCGCTTTAAGTCACAGAAAGGGGAAGACGATGCCGGTCATTAATACTCACCAAAATATCGCCGCCTTTCTGGACATGCTGGCGTATTCCGAAGGAACAGCGAACCATCCGCTGACGAAAAACCGTGGCTATGACGTCATTGTCACCGGTCTTGATGGTAAGCCAGAGATTTTCACCGATTACAGCGACCACCCTTTCGCACATGGCCGACCACCGAAAGTGTTTAATCGCCGTGGTGAGAAATCCACGGCATCGGGGCGTTACCAGCAGCTTTATCTGTTCTGGCCGCACTATAAAAAACAGCTCTCGTTACCTGATTTCAGTCCACTGTCGCAGGACAAGCTCGCGATCCAGTTAATCCGGGAGCGCGGTGCTATTGACGATATCCGGGCGGGGCGTATTGAGCGTGCTGTTTCCCGTTGTCGCAATATCTGGGCGTCATTACCGGGTGCCGGTTACGGCCAGCGCGAGCACAGTCTCGAAAAGCTGGTCACTGTCTGGCGCACGGCTGGCGGGGTGGTGGCATGAAAGTCCTGATAACGCTGCTTGTGCTGGCCGTGCTCGGGTTGCTGTGGTTGCGCCATGAGAACGGCAATTTATCCCGCTCTTTTGAGGCGGCAAACCGTGTCGCGAGCGAACAAAAGACGACGATTGGCATGCTGAAAAATCAGCTTAGTGTTGCCGGTCAGCTTGCCAGACGTAATGAATCTGCGCAGGTGGCACTGCGTGAACAGCTCGAAAAGGCTAGCGAGGAAGCCAGCCGCCGCGAGCAGACGATAACGAGGTTACTTAATGAAAATGAAGCCTTTCGCCGCTGGTATAACGCTGCTTTGCCTGATGTTGTGCGTCGGCTGCACACCCGCACCGCCTGCGCCAGCGCCGGTGATTGTGGTCAGCGGATGCCCGAGGGTGAGCCTTTGCCCGATGCCGGGAAGTGACCCGAAAACCAATGGCGACCTGAGCGCGGATATCCGCCGCCTTGAGGGCGCGCTGACCGCCTGCGCGCTGCAGGTTAAAACCGTCAAACACTGTCAGGATGAACTCGATGCAGAAGCACAAAAGCCTGCGCAAAGCGCTGATTAATGCCGTGCCGCAGCTCCGAAACAACCCCGATATGCTGCGCCTGTTTGCCGACAACGGCCATACCGATTCCCGACTGGCGAGCTCGCTGTCGTTTGAAAAGGTGTACGTGCTTAACGTGGTGGTGACCGACTTCACCGGCGACCTCGATTTGATATTCGTGCCGGTGCAGGCGTGGCTGCGTGAACATCAGCCGGACATTATGACCACCGACGACGGCCGGGAAAAAGGATTCACCTGGATTATTGATATCAATAACGACGATTCGCTTGATATCAGTATCAGCCTGAGGCTCACCGAGCGCACGCTCGTCAAAGAGGTCGACGGCGCGCTGCACGTCAGCTATGCCCCTGAGCCGCCACTGCCTGAGCCGGTGACGCGCCCGGTCGAGCTGTACGTTAACGGCGAACTGGTGAGTAAGTGGGATGAGTGAGTTAACCGCGCTGCAGGAACGCCTTGCCGGTCTGATTGCCAGCCTGTCACCGGCGGCGCGTCGGCAAATGGCGGCTGAGATTGCGAAAAAGCTGCGCACCAGTCAGCAACAGCGTATCAAGCGCCAGCAGGCACCCGACGGCACCCCGTATGCGGCGCGAAAGCGCCAGCCGGTGCGGAGCAAGAAAGGCCGGATTAAGCGTGAAATGTTCGCCAAACTGCGCACCAGTCGCTTTATGAAAGCCAACGGCAGTGACAGTGCGGCGGTGGTGGAGTTTACCGGCAAGGTACAGCGCATGGCGCGGGTGCATCAGTACGGGCTCAAAGACCGGCCAAACCGCAACAGCCGGGATGTGCAGTACGAGGCGCGCCCGCTGCTCGGTTTCACCCGCGACGATGAGCAGATGATTGAAGACGTCATTATCAGGCACATCGGCAAATAAATATTGTGTGAACCACCACCGGAGCCGCGCGAATTGGCGCGACTCCAGACCAGAGGCATCCTTGCACTATGAATACGTTATCCACAATACAGGAGCTCGCGCGCGCGATTCGCAACCTCATCCGCTCAGGTGTGGTGACTGAGGTTGATACCGTGCAGGGGCTGTGCCGCGTACAAAGCGGCGGGATCCAGACTACATGGCTGAACTGGCTGACCACCCGCGCCGGTAGTTCGCGGACGTGGTGGGCTCCCTCGGTCGGTGAGCAGGTTCTGCTGCTGGCAATCGGTGGCGAGCTTGATACCGCTTTCGTGCTGCCGGGTATTTTCTCCGACGATAACCCCGCCCCGTCTGCCTCGGCGGATGCGTGGCATGTGGCTTTCCCTGATGGTGCGGTCATTGAGTACGAGCCCGAAACCGGCGCGCTGACGGTCAGCGGCATAAAAACGGCCGACGTGACGGCATCGGAGTCCATCATCGCAACCGTACCGCTGGTACTGGTGAAAGCCTCGACCAGTATCACCCTCGACACCCCGGAGGTGATTTGCACCAATAAGCTGACGACGGCGACGCTTGAGGTGCAAAAGGGCGGCACGATGAAAGGCAACATCGAGCATACCGGCGGGTCACTGTCATCTAATGGCAAGGTGCTCCACACCCATAAACACCCCGGCGACAGCGGCGGGCAAACGGGGGCACCGTTATGACGGCGCGTTATCAGGGTATGAACCGAAATACCGGCCTCGGCATCAGCGATACCGAGCATATCAGCCAGAGCATGCGCGATATTCTGCTGACGCCGGTCGGCTCGCGGGTAATGCGTCGTGAATATGGCTCGCTTCTGTCGGCGCTGATTGATATGCCGCAAAACCCGGCGCTCAGGCTGCAAATTATGGTGGCGTGCTATTCGGCTATCCAGAAGTGGGAACCGCGCATCAGGCTTACCGCTATCAGCTTTGAGACCGGCGACGCTGGCGAAATGTATGTCGATATTACCGGGATGCGTACCGATACCGGTGCGTCAGTTTCAACCACTGTTTCACTGAGTTAAATCACTATGGCAACCGTTGACCTGAGTCAGTTACCCGTTCCCGATGTGGTTGAGGAACTGGACTATGAAACCATCCTTGCGGAACGCATTGCGACGCTGATTTCGCTCTATCCCGAAGACCAGCAGGAGGCCATTGCCCGGACGCTCACACTTGAGTCAGAGCCGATTGTTAAGCTGCTGCAGGAAAACGCCTACCGTGAAGTTATCTGGCGTCAGCGGGTGAACGAAGCCGCGCAGGCGGTGACGCTGGCCTACTCCGCCGGTAACGACCTCGACGTCGTGGCCGGGAACAACAATACCGAACGCCTGACCATCACACCGGCGGATGACACCACCATACCGCCGACACCTGCCGTTATGGAATCTGATACTGACCTGCGACTGCGCACGCAACAGGCGTTTGAGGGATTGAGCGTGGCGGGTCCGGTCGGCGCATATGAGTATCACGGTCGCAGCGCCGACGGGCGGGTCGCCGACGTTTCGGTCGCAAGTCCGTCGCCAGCCTGCGTGACGATTACCGTGCTATCCCGCGAGGGTGACGGCACTGCCAGCCCTGAACTACTGGCGATTGTTGATAAAGCGCTGAACGCCGAAGATGTGCGCCCGGTGGCTGACAGGGTGACCGTCCAGTCAGCCGAGATTGTGCCGTACCAGATTGATGCGACGCTCTACTTTTACCCCGGTCCCGAATCTGAACCCATCAGGCAGGCATCAGAGCAGAAGCTGCAGAGCTACATCAGCGCGCAGCACCGCCTCGGGCGTGATATCCGTCTGTCAGCCATTTATGCGGCGCTGCATGTTGAGGGGGTGCAGCGTGTCGAGCTGGCATCACCGCAGGCCGACATAGTGCTGAGTAAGTCGCAGGCGTCGAACTGTACCAAGTACCAGATAACTATCGGGGGCTCGGATGAGTGACCGGCTGTTACCCGTTGGCTCGTCGCCGCTGGAGGTCGCCGCCGCTGCTGCGCTCTCTGAGATTCAGCGCGTGCCGGTACCGCTGCGCACCATGTGGAACTGGCGCACCTGCCCGGTAAAGCTGCTGCCGTATCTGGCGTGGGCGCTGTCGGTCGACAGGTGGGATGAGAAATGGCCGGAGGCGACAAAGCGCAGCGTCTGCGCGTCCTCGTTTTTCATCCATCAGCACAAAGGCACCATCAGCGCATTGCGTCGGGTGGTTGAGCCGCTCGGCTTTCTGATTGAGGTGCGCGAGTGGTGGCAACTCGGCGAGGAGCCAGGCACATTCCGCCTTGTTGTCGGCGTACTCGACAGCGGAATCACTGAAGAAATGTATCAGGAGCTTGAGCGCCTGATTGAAGACGCCAAGCCTGCAAGCCGTCACCTGACAGGGCTGGCTATCAGCCTGAGTGCGACCGGCGAGCTGTATGTCGGCGCGGGATGTTACGACGGCGACGCGCTGACCGTTTACCCCTACACCCCCGAGGAAATTGTCGTCGGCGGTGAATATTACCCGGCCTCGGCCATCCATTTGATTGATAACCTGAGAGTGAACGCATGACCGCAAAATATTTTGCCATTCTGACCAATCAAGGCGCGGCGCGACTGGCGAACGCGGCGGCACTCGGCACCAAGCTCAACCTGACGCAGATGGCCGTCGGTGATGCTAATGGTGTGCTGCCGACCCCTGACCCGGCGCAGACGAAGCTCATTAACCAGAAACGCATTGCGCCGCTGAACCTGCTGACCGTTGACCCGGCCAATACCAGCCAGATTATCGCGGAACAGATTATTCCCGAGAATGAGGGCGGTTTCTGGATCCGCGAGATTGGTCTCTATGATGATGCCGGTGTACTTATTGCCGTGGCGAACTGCCCGGAGACCTACAAGCCGGAACTGCAGGAGGGAAGCGGACGCACTCAGACCATTCGCATGATTCTGATTGTATCGAGCACGTCGGCTATTACCCTGAAAATCGACCCGTCGGTCGTACTTGCTACGCGCCAGTATGTTGACGATAAGGTTATCGAGGTGAAGAGTTACGCTGACGGGCTCATGCGCGCCCACGAACAGTCGCGCAACCATCCAGATGCAACCACTACCGCTAAAGGTTTTACGCAGCTTAACAGCAGCGTGACGGATGACCGCGAGACACAATCGGCAACCCCGAAAGCCGTAAAAATTGCGATGGATAACGCGAATGCACGGCTGGCTAAAGAACGCAATCTCTCCGATTTAACTAATCCAGCACTAGCGCGCCAGAATCTGCAACTTGGTGACAGCTCGACGAAAAACACCGGTACAACTGCCAATACTGTTGCGGCGGGTGATGATGCACGTATCACCGGCGCGATGCAGAAAAGCCAAAACGGCGCGGATATTCAAGATGTGGCGAAGTTTCTCCAAAATCTTGGTTTGGATCGATTTGTTCAGGCTGGTAATAATCCACATCTTCGACTGATTCTCGATGCGTCATCCTGGTATGTTTACGACGACAACCTGAAGAAAAATATCGCGCTGGCTGTAAATATGGGTGGGACTGGCGCTCTGGATGCTGCTGGGGCCAGAACCAATTTGGAGTTGGGGAATTCGGCAACAAAAAATACAGGGACAACGCAAGGAACTGTGGCTGCGGGGGATGATTCACGTATCACCGGAGCATTGCAGAAAACAGGTGGTGACGTCACTGGTGCATTACGCAGAGTTGGTTCATATCCAAATATCCTGTTGACCGATTCCACAATGGATGATGCGACAATCGGTAAAACTGTTGGTATTGAGCAAAGTAAAGGACGGTTAACATTTTATTTGCGTTCTGGTGATGGCTCATCACCTTCCGGGCAAGTTCTCTTCAATATGCCAGATACAACAGGCTCAAAAACGCTAATCACTAAGGAAGAATGCGATGTTCGCTATCAACAGCAAACCCGACTGGGCGCAGAGTCACGCTACGGTGCTAATGATAACTATATTGCGGTCCCTGCTGGTTGTGTAATGACAGGGCTGGATGTTGGCGGTGGTTCATCATCAGAAACATTTATAGGCTACAGGCCTGTACAGGTCAACATTAACGGCAGTTGGGCAACAATAAATCAATTGTAAGGCGCGAATATGAAAGATTTTAAATACTTCACCAGTTACAACCCTGACGGTGACCGGTTGCCTGAACTAATGCAGCATTTTTACCCCGGGCAGGAATTTCCGGGCGACATTGATACCGTAGTATTTGGGGGTATTCAGTTTCTGCAATCTGCAGACGGCGAGGACTGGTATTTATCATTAGTTCAGTTTGAGACTGAAACAGTAAAAATACAGTACAACGAAAGAGGCATTGTGACTGCAATGACAAATGATGCGTCGGGCCTGTGGCCATTTGGTTGTTCTGTTGTGGAACTACCTGTAAGTGCTGTTCCAGAAAATGCCAGGGCAGATGGCAAATGGCAATACCATGAAGGCGTAATCAGTCCTGTAGCAGAATAGGAACCTTTGAAAGAATGGCGGGCTGATGCCCGTCTTTTCTTAATTTGTTTATGTGCCATCTGCTAACCAACGCCGACAAATAGCCCGCCGTTACAGCACAACAGAAAATACGCTCACCCCTTAACCACGGAGTTAACCGGATGAGTGATTTTCACCACGGCGTACAGGTGCTTGAAATTAACGACGGCACCCGCGTCATTTCCACGGTTTCGACCGCTATCATCGGCATGGTATGCACAGCCAGTGATGCGGATGCGAAGCTATTCCCCCTCAATGAGCCGGTACTGATTACCAATGTGCAAAGCGCCATTGCGAAAGCCGGTAAAAAAGGCACGCTGGCGACCTCCCTGCAGGCCATCGCCGACCAGGCTAAACCTGTCACTATCGTTGTGCGCGTCGCCGAAGGTACCGGCGACGACGCAGAAGCGCAGACCGTTACCAACATCATCGGCGGCACAGATGAGAACGGAAAATACACCGGTATTAAAGCGCTGTTGACTGCCGAGGCGGTCACCGGCGTTAAGCCGCGCATTCTCGGCGTGCCGGGTCTCGATACGCAGGAGGTAGCGGTCGCACTTGCGTCAGCCGCTATCAAACTGCGCGCATTTTGCTATGTCAGCGCGTGGGGCTGTAAAACCATTTCCGAGGCGATGGCCTATCGCGAAAATTTCAGCCAGCGTGAACTGATGGTCATCTGGCCTGACTTCCTCGCATGGGATACCACCGCAAACGCCACCGCCACCGCATACGCCACCGCCCGCGCACTCGGTCTGCGTGCCTACATCGACCAGACTGTCGGCTGGCACAAAACCCTGTCTAACGTTGGCGTACAGGGTGTCACCGGCATCAGTGCCTCAGTCTTTTGGGATTTGCAGGCTTCCGGCACCGATGCTGACCTGCTCAACGAGGCCGGGGTCACGACTCTGGTGCGCAAAGATGGTTTCCGCTTTTGGGGTAACCGCACCTGCTCTGATGACCCGCTTTTTCTGTTTGAGAACTACACCCGCACCGCGCAGGTGCTCGCCGACACAATGGCTGAGGCGCACATGTGGGCGGTCGATAAGCCCATCACCGCATCGCTCATCCGTGACATTGTCGACGGCATTAACGCCAAATTCCGCGAGCTGAAATCTAACGGCTACATCGTGGACGGTGAATGCTGGTTCGATGAGGAATCGAACGACAAGGAAACCCTCAAGGCCGGGAAACTGTATATCGACTACGACTATACACCGGTTCCCCCACTGGAAAGCCTGACCCTGCGCCAGCGTATCACCGATAAATATCTGGTGAATCTGGCCGAATCGGTCAACAGCTAAGGAGCCTGAAACAACATGGCACTACCCCGCAAACTTAAATATCTGAACATGTTCAATGATGGCCTGAGCTACATGGGCGTTGTTGAATCCGTGACGCTGCCGAAGCTGACCCGCAAGCTCGAAAACTATCGCGGCGGCGGCATGAATGGCGCGGCGGCGATTGACCTCGGTCTCGACGATGATGCGCTCACCGTCGAATGGTCTGTCGGTGGCCTGCCTGATGTGGCGCTGTGGGCGCAGTATGCCGCGCCGGGTGCTGATGCCGTGCCGCTGCGTTTTGCTGGCTCTTACCAGCGTGACGACACTGGCGAAATCGTTGCTGTCGAGGTGGTCATGCGTGGCCGTCATAAAGAAATCGACGGCGGTGAAAATAAGCAGGGTGAAAACACCTCGACCAAACTGTCGACCGTTTGCACCTATTACCGCCTCACGATTGATGGTAGCGACATTATCGAAATCGACACCGTCAACATGGTCGAGAAGGTGAGCGGCGTCGACCGTCTGGAGCAGCACCGCCGCGCAATCGGGCTGCTGTAATTCCCTGACCGGTCAGTACCGCTGGCCGGTTATTACTCCTATTCAAAGCAGAGAAAGACATCATGGCAAAAGCACCACGCAAAACCCCTGAATTTGTTGATACGGCTGGCAATGAAATTGACACCGTAAACCCGAACGTCGTGACCCTCGACAAGCCGATTAAGCGCGCCGGTCAGACGATTGAAAAAGTCACCCTGATTGAACCGAACGCAGGTACCCTGCGCGGCGTCAGTCTGGCGGAGGTGGCGCAGTCCGAGGTCGATGCGCTGATTAAGGTGCTGCCCCGCATGACCTACCCGGCACTCACCACGCAGGAACTCACCGCAATGAATCTGCCCGATATGCTGTCGCTGGCCGCTAAGGTGATTGGTTTTTTGTCACCGGCTTCGGCGGAATAGACTTCCCGCCCGGCCTGTCGACCGATGACCTGATGGCGGATATCGCAGTGATATTCCACTGGCCGCCATCAGAGCTCTATTCCCTGAGCCTGAGCGAGCTCATCACATGGCGCGAAAAGGCGCTGCAGCGTAGCGGAAACCACAATGAGTAATAACCTGAGGCTTGAGGTATTGCTGAAAGCGGTCGACCAGGCGACCCGACCGCTTAAATCTATCCAGACCGCGAGTAAAACCCTGTCGGGTGATATTCGCACCACACAAAAAGGGCTGCGTGACCTGAATGGTCAGGCGTCGAAAATCGACGGCTTTCGTAAGACAAGTGCGCAACTGGCCGTAACCGGTCAGGCGCTTGAAAAAGCGAAACGTGAAGCCGAGGAGCTTGCCACCCAATTTAAAAATACCGAACGGCCAACGCGTGCGCAGGCGCAGGTGCTTGAATCGGCAAAACGTGCGGCTGATGGTCTGCAGGTCAAATACAACAGCCTCACCGAGTCGGTAAAACGCCAGCAACGCGAACTGGGTGCTGCCGGAATCAATACCCGCAACCTTGCTAATGACGAGCGAGGATTAAAAAACCGCATCAGTGAAACGACAGCACAACTCAACCGGCAGCGCGAGGCGCTGGCGAAGGTCAGCGCACAGCAGGCGCACTTAAACCGCGTGAAAGAACGATATAAATCAGGTAAGGAGCTTGCCGGTAACATGGCCGCAGCAGGCGCTGCCGGGGTAGGTATTGCGACAGCGGGAACGATGGCCGGGGTTAAATTGCTGATGCCCGGTTATGACTTTGCGCAGAAAAATTCCGAGCTGCAGGCTGTGCTCGGGGTCGATAAGCAGTCGCCAGAAATGCAGGCACTACGCAAACAGGCGCGCCAGCTCGGTGACAATACGGCTGCTTCTGCTGATGATGCAGCGAGCGCGCAAATCATCATTGCGAAAAGCGGCGGTGACGCTGCTGCTATTCAGGCGGCGACGCCGGTCACACTGAATATGGCACTGTCAAACCGACGCTCGATGGAGGAAAACGCTGCTCTGCTGACCGGGATGAAATCAGCATTTCAGCTTTCAAACGACAAGATTGCGCACATTGGCGACGTTCTCTCGATGACGATGAACAAAACCGCCGCCGATTTTGACGGATTGAGCGACGCGTTGACCTATGCCGCGCCGGTGGCAAAAAATGCCGGGGTGAGCATCGAACAAACCGCCGCAATGGTCGGTGCGCTGCACGACGCCAAAATCACTGGGTCAATGGCGGGCACGGGTAGCCGCGCCATTCTCAGCCGCCTGCAGGCTCCCACCGGAAAAGCGTTTGAGGCCATTAAGGAGCTCGGCGTCAAAACGTCCGACAGCAAGGGGAACACGCGCCCGATATTCTCCATCCTGAAAGAAATGCAGCGCAGCTTTGAGAAAAACAAGCTCGGGACAAGCCAGCGCGGCGAGTACATGAAAACCATTTTCGGCGAAGAGGCCAGCTCGGCGGCGGCGGTACTGATGGAAGCAGCCTCAAGCGGCAAACTTGACCGGCTCACCGCAGCGTTTAAAGCCTCGGACGGTAAAACCGAGGAACTGGTTAAGGTCATGCAGGATAACCTCGGCGGCGACTTTAAAGAGTTCCAGTCTGCTTATGAGGCAGTCGGTACCGACCTGTTTGACCAGCAAGAGGGCTCGCTGCGTAAACTCACCCAAACCGCCACGCAATACGTGTTAAAGCTCGACGGCTGGATCCAGAAGAACAAAGGGCTGGCGACAACCATCGGCATCATCGCCGGTGGCGCACTGGCTCTGATTGGTATCATCGGCGGTATTGGTCTCGTTGCGTGGCCGGTTGTTATGGGGATTAACGCCATTATCGCTGCTGCTGGCGTGCTGGGTACGGTATTTACTGTCACCGGTAGTGCCATTGTGACCGCACTCGGCGCGATTACCTGGCCGATTGTCGCAGTGGGGGCGGCGATTGTGGCCGGGGCGCTGCTCATTCGTAAATATTGGGAGCCCATCAGCGCATTTTTCTCGGGGGTGATTGAGGGGGTCATGAGCGCCTTTACCCCTGTCGGGGAAATGTTCGCTCCACTGGCACCCATTTTTGACGGTCTCGGTGAGAAACTGCGCGGTGTCTGGCAGTGGTTTAAAGACCTGATAGCACCGGTCAAGGCCACGCAGGAAACGCTCGATAGCTGCAAAAATGTCGGCGTCATATTTGGTCAGGCGCTGGCCTCTGCTTTGATGGCTCCGCTCAATGTATTTAACAAGTTGCGCAGCGGTGTCGACTGGCTTCTCGAAAAGCTCGGCATCATCAACAAAGAGTCGGACAGCCTCGACCAGACCGCAGCCAAAACCAACGCCGCCACACAGGGTAATTCCTACATCCCGGCAACCAGCACATATGGTGGTTATCAGGCTTATCAGCCAGTGACCGCACCGGCGGGACGCTCTTACATTGACCAGAGTAAAAGCGAATACAACATCACTTTGCCGGGTGGCGTTGCGCCGGGGCATCAGCTTGACCGACAGCTACGCGATACGCTCGAACAGATTGAGCGCGAAAAGCGTGCGCGTCAGCGTGCCAGTATGAGCCATGACTGAGGAGGAATAAATAATGATGCTTGCGCTTGGAATGTTTGTGTTTGAACGCCGCACCCTGCCTTATCAGTCGATGCAACTCTCGAAGGATTATCGCTGGGCATCTAATGACCGGGTCGGTAAACCTCCTGCGTATCAGTTTCTCGGTGAGGGGGAAACCTCCATTCAGCTTGCCGGTACGCTTTACCCTGCCATTACCGGTGGCCGTATATCACTGAGGGCAGTTGAACTGATGGCCGACGAGGGCAGAGCGTGGCCGCTGATTGAGGGTACCGGCAATATCCTCGGGATGTATATCGTCGATAAAGTCTCGACTACACACACCGAGTTTTTCAGTGATGGCGCGGCCAGAAAGATTGATTTCACACTTTCGCTGAAACGGGTCGACGAATCACTGGCGGCGATGTTTGGCGACCTGAATAAGCAGGCTGGCGAACTGCTTGGCTCTGCCGGTAATCTGACCGATAAGCTGCAGGGTATGCTCGGAGGGCTGACCGCATGATGACGGGCATGACTATTGACGCCGGGGCAAGCCTTGCACCGGCATTTATGCTGACACTGAACAGCCAGGACATTACCAGCAATTTTAGTGACCGGTTGATTTCTCTCACTATGACCGACAACCGGGGTTTTGAAGCTGACCAGCTAGACATTGAGCTCGACGATACTGACGGCAAAGTCGAGTTACCCCTGCGCGGGGCGGTGCTGACGCTGTGGCTTGGCTGGCAGGGTTCGGCACTTCTGAATAAGGGCGATTTCACGGTTGATGAGATTGAGCACCGGGGCGCGCCTGATACGCTGACCATTCGTGCGCGTAGCGCAGATTTTCGCGGAACGCTCAATTCACGGCGTGAGGAATCATGGCACGATACCACTCTCGGTGAGCTGGTCAGTGCCATCGCAAAACGCAATAAACTGACGGCCAGCGTCGCGGATTCGCTGAAAAAAATACCGGTACCGCATATCGACCAATCGCAGGAGTCAGACGCAGTATTTCTGACCAGACTGGCTGAGCGGAACGGGGCGGCAGTATCAGTGAAAGCGGGGAAACTGCTGTTTCTGAAAGCCGGTAGTGCAGTGACGGCCAGCGGTAAACCAGTCCCACAAATGACACTGACCCGCAGTGATGGTGACCGCCATCAGTTTGCTATTGCTGACCGTGGGGCTTATACCGGCGTAACGGCAAAATGGCTGCACACCAAAGACCCGAAGCCGCAAAAGCAGAAGGTCACGCTGAAACGTAAACCAAAAGAGAAGCACCTGCGCGCACTGGAGCACCCGAAAGCAAAGCCGGCCAGCAAAAAGACAAAGGCCAAAAAAGAGCAGGAAGCGCGCGAGGGTGAGTATATGGCCGGTGAGGCCGATAACGTGCTGGCGCTGACGACGGTCTACGCTTCAAAGGCTCAGGCGATGCGCGCAGCTCAGGCTAAGTGGGATAAGTTGCAGCGAGGCGTTGCGGAGTTTTCAATTACGCTGGCGATCGGTCGGGCTGATTTATTCCCTGAGACTCCGGTGCGCGTGTCGGGCTTTAAGCGCGTCATAGATGAGCAGGCATGGTTAATCAGTAAGGTAACTCACAATCTGAATAATAATGGATTCACGACGGGATTAGAGCTTGAGGTTAAGCTCTCCGATGTGGAGTACAGTGCTGAACCGAATGATGAATAAAATATATTCACAAAAAGTGAATTGATGTTTATCATTGATTCACGAATTGAGAATAACAGGGTGGGTTATGTTTCATTGTCCAAAGTGTCATCATGCCGCACATGCACGAACAAGCCGCTATTTAACAGAGAATACAAAAGAGCGCTACCACCAATGCCAGAACATCAACTGTAGTTGTACGTTTATGACAATGGAAACGATAGAGCGCTTTATTGTTACTCCAGGAGCTATCGACCCGGCACCGCCGCACCCGACTGTCGGTGGTCAGCGGCCATTGTGGCTCTGATAAATTTCCGTTAAATGCCCGCCGTGTGCGGGTTTTTTTATACGCTCAGGAAAATAGCGGTATAAAATCCACCGCCATTTTATCGCCACTTAAAAACGAGATAACAAAAAAGCCACTCTTTCGAGTGGCTTAATTATATGATTTTAATGCTAAAATTTGGTGGCCCCTGCTGGACTTGAACCAGCGACCAAGCGATTATGAGTCGCCTGCTCTAACCACTGAGCTAAGGGGCCGTGGCGGTGGATTATAAAGTAACTCCGCGTTGCAATCCAGACATAAGCGTACGGATGCTGTTTTTATAAACAATGTATTTTCAGTCCGTTATACTTGTTCCTCTGATGTATTGTTCGGAGTAATTATGGTTAAGGACATACTGGCACCGGGGCTGCGGGTGGTGTTTTGCGGCATCAATCCGGGGCTATCTTCCGCAGGTACAGGATTCCCCTTTGCACACCCCGCTAATCGCTTCTGGAAGGTTATCCATCAGGCGGGGTTTACCGATCGCCAGCTTAAACCTGAAGAGGCACAGCATCTGCTGGATTTCCGCTGCGGCGTGACTAAGTTTGTCGACAGACCAACGGTACAAGCCAATGAAGTGAAGCTACAAGAGATGCGTAGTGGCGGTCGTCTGCTTATTGAGAAAATAGAAGAGTATCAGCCAGCCGCGCTCGCTATCCTCGGGAAGCAGGCATTTGAGCAGGGGCTTAGCCAGCGTGGGGCGCAGTGGGGAAAACAGACGCTGACCATTGGCGCGACGCAAATATGGGTATTGCCGAATCCCAGCGGGTTAAGCCGGATCACGCTGGATAAACTGGTAGAGGCGTATCGGGAAGTGAATGTGGCGTTGAAGGAGCGCGGCCTGTAA